GGGGTTGACAATTTAAACATTGAGTGTGTAAACTATGATAATACTCGCGGCGAATTTGAAGTGTATGAAGAGAAAAGCGAATTACCTGAATGGATGGTGCCTATTAATTTTTCAGTAAGAAGCAAAATGAAAATGGCAGTGACTTTTGAAAACCGAATAAGGGCAAAAGGTAAACCAACAATTTATTTATTAAAAGATGGGCGGCAAAAAAGACAGATATTATCAGTTGACAATGATTTACACGCCATGGAAACGCCCGAAGGTCATGGCGACAGTTTTTGGAGCAATGGACTCGCTTGCATAGCCTTTGAAGAAGGCGGAGATTATCTAAATTAATGTTTAAAAATTTTATAGGCGAATTTAAAAACGATTTAAAAAATTTAGCACGTTCATTAAATTTTGGTTCTGCCAAATCTTTTTTAAACCCGTCATTCGGCGAGTTATTTCCCACAAATAAAAATAGAATACCAAAACCTGCACAATCTAATTACGCCAAATATCTTGAAACCTACAAAGAGGTTTCATGGGTTTATTCTTGCGTGAATAGAATCTCGCAAGACATCGCCGCCGCGCCCATTCAATTATTTAATCGCAAAGACGAGGTCGTTTCCGATCATCCTGTTTTAGATTTACTTAATAAAGTTAATAATTTTATGACTCGCTACGATTTATTCGAATGGACCCAAGCGAGCATTGAATTAACCGGCGATGCTTATTGGTATCTTGACGATTTTACTGGCAGAGGAACGCCAAAGACTATATTTCCGCTTATATCTTCTTTAGTAAAAATAATCCCTTCAAGCGATAAGAATATTTTAATAGCAAAATATCATTATGATATTGACGGTAAAATTATTGAACTTCCAGCAAATCAAGTCATTCATTTTAAATCTTTTAATCCTACATCATATTTTTATGGCCTTGCAACTATCGCCGCCGCCAGAATAAGCATTGACTCTTTTAATGCAAGTGGCAAATGGAATCTGAAATTCTTTGATAACTCCGCAAGGCCCGATATTGTAATGACAACACCTCACGCTTTGAAGCCTGAACAAAGGGAGAGGATGAGAATCTCTTGGCAACAGAAATATGGCGGTGAAAATAAATCGCATGGCGTTGCTTTCCTTGAAAAAGGCACTAAAGCGGAAATGATTAGTGTTAATCAAAAAGATATGGATTTTATTCAGCAAAAAAAAATGGATAGAGAGGAAATATGTTCTACCTTTAACGTTCCTCCCGTTTTGGTTGGATTATATGAATATGCAAAATATGAAAATGCTATGGCGCAAGAAAAAATATACTGGCGTTCATCTTTAATCCCCAAACTTAAAAAAATAACAGGTATGCTCAATAATTTTCTTTTACCTTTATTTCCAAATACCGAAGGTTGGTATTTCAAAACTGTGGAATCAGAAATTAAAGCGTTAAGGGCCGATGAAATAGCGAGGTCTCAATATATCGACCGTTATTGGAAAATGGGTGTGCCAATGGATCAACTCATTAACTCTTTTGATTTACCCTTTCAACCGATTAAAGGCGTTACTGATATTTCCTATTTGCCAATGGGGGTAATTCCGGCAGGCGAGCAGGCGCAGATTGAGAAAGCACTACCATTTATACCCGAAGAATATGAAAAACAATTTATTGAAAGCGAGAAAGCTCGGACTACTCCAACAAGAGGACAGCTTAAATCGAAACATCAAAGATTTATGCTATTGGCAGGAATACTTGAAAAACCTTTTAAATCCGTAATGGTTAAATATTTTGATAACCAAAAAAAGATTATTGTTGATAAATTAAGGAAATTGAAAGGCGTTAGTCCAACAATTTTAAATTTAGGTATTAATATTCAAATATGGAATAGAAAATTGAAAAATGATATGAAACCTCATATTAAAAAAACACTTCTTGAAGGCAAGGACTCTGAAAATTTAATGCTTGATGATTGGCTTGGGAAAACATCGCCAAATGTAAGCGAAAAAAGTTCTGAAAGAATTGCGAATTGGATAGAATTAAACGCTTTTAATTGGTCAGAACAAATTAATGCTACAACAATTAAGAATTTGGATAAGGTTCTTTCCGAGGGTGTTTCCGCAGGCGAAAGTATTGACGAAATAGCGGATAGCATTGCCGCGATTTTTGAAACTATAAAAGATTATAGGTCAGTAAGAATCGCACAGACCGAAGTCATAGCCGCATTAAATCAAGGCTCTTTAGAAGCGTATGAAGATAACGAAATAATTGAAAAGAAAGGATGGCTTCCTGCTTATGATGAAGTGACAAGGCCATCGCATGTAGACGCTGGCAGAAGATACGGAGTTAGAGGCGCAATACCATTAAATCAAGATTTTGTATTATCAAGTGGTGCAAGCGGGCCTGCTCCACAACAAACAGGAGTGGCCGCAGAAGATATCAATTGCAGATGTGCGATTTTCCCGGTAACGGTTAAACGATAAGGAGATTAAAATGAAGAAATTAGATAAATATGATAAACTCTATATGAAATCAATGAAAATTTGGTTTAAAGAGGAGGATATTCGGGAAGAAGAAATAAGAAAGGCTATTTCAACAGGTATAAAATTATCAAAAATAAATGATAAATTATTAAAAGTACATCTTGAACGGAGAGCACTGTCAGTTAAAAATTATTCTGATTGGTGTAAGGAAATGAATATAAAAAGCAAATAATCTGGCAAAGGATAACTTGGTATTTTAAATGAATATAAAATTGACAGATAAACAGAAAGAAGAATTGATTAAAAGAATAAAAGACGATAAGTGCCAAATCTTTTATGATAATAAATGGAATTATCCAAATGATGAAACACCCGGATATAAACATTTTGTACAAAGAGTATTTGGCGGTAGTCAGAAAACAATCCCATTACTCAATTTACTATTTAAAATTGAAAGGCATGGCGGCTATGTGATTAAGATTAACTCGGAGGAATTAAAATAATGGAAAAGAACGAAATTTTAAAAACGGAAGATAAGACCGTAAGAATTGAAGGCACTAAGGAAGCGCCTGCTGTTAAAGAATTTGAAATAACGGATTGCAAAGTTAAAAAAGAAGATGGCTTGGTTGTAATGCGCGGTTATGCCAACACTAAAAATAAGGCCGATAGATATGGCGATGTGCCAACAGTTTTAGAAGGTGTCCGAAACTATGTTTATGAATTACCCGAATTTCTTAAAAATCCGGTTATGCTTTTAGACCATAATAATTCCGTCTCAAGTATTTGCGGAAGTTTCACGGAAATGATAGAGGATGAAATTGGTTTAAGATTTACTGCTGTATTTTCAAATTCAACTTTACCCGAAATAGAACACGCAAGAACGGTTTATCTTGAAGGTCATGGCAAAGCGTTATCCATTGCAGGTATTTGGCATTTTGAAGATAAAGAGAATCCGACTAATTTAACTTATGCTGAAATTTTTCACATATCACCCGTTGGGGTAGGGGCAGACCCTAACGCTTTGGGATTTACTTCTATTGAAAAGCCGGTTAAAAAAGAAATAGATAAACCAGAAGAAAAAGTTGCCGCATGGAAATATTGCATTTGCACTAAATGCGATTACTTTGAAAAAAAAGAAGCAGGCAAAGTTTGTAAGGCAATTAAATGCCCTAAATGCGGCGCAGAATTAACTGGAAGCAATGAAAAGCCTAAAAAATCTATTGAGAATGATATTGAGAAAAAAGCTAAAGATTTGCTTTCAGAAATGAAGGTATTTTTGAAAGAAAAAGAAATGAACACAAAAATGAAAAATACAATGCAAGAATTTAAAGAAATGCTTGCAAAATAAACGGAGGAAGTAAAATGGATGAAACAATGTTAGCCGAAATGCAAAACCTAATGAAAGATGTTAAAGATTCGATGGGAGATGCAATTTCAGAAGAAAAAGTGAATGAAATAGTTGCAGGCGCAATTAAATCTGCAAATATTCCAGTCAAACAGGAAAATGAAAATGGTTTCACATTCCCTGTCGGATCTGCCGAAGGTGTTATGGAAAGATTTAACGCCTTTAAGCAAACAGAAGAAAGCACAACCAAAGCTAAAGTATGGACTTCTGAGTATGGCAAAAAATTCAAAGACATAGGTGGATTTATAACCGCAGTTGCGAAAAAATCAGCCTTATTGGAAGAAACCAAAACCATAATGTCAGAAGGAACTCCTGCCCAAGGTGGGTATCTTGTCCCGACGGAGTTTAATGCCGAAGTTATTAAGCTTGGGCAGAATGCATCTATCGGCAGAAGCGTTGCCAATGTTCTACCCATGTCTTCATGGAAAAGAACTTTCCCAAGACAGCTTAC